ACTGTAACCAGTTAAATGGATCATTAGTAATGAAAAGAATATTGTAAGAAAACGTTTCATATTAATTCTGCTTTAGTGTAATAATAGTATTGCCGCCAGCATTAATACGGTTCTTAATATTCACGCCGTCTGCTTGTTGAATAAAAGTTGTTGTATTTTGATCTTTGGGTACACTGATACAAGCTACGTTACTACTGCCGTCTGGGCGACATAGTGTTGCTGTTGTAGGTGTTACTTCTTTAGTAACTAGACTGGCTTTAAACCAATCTGGAAATAATTGTGCCTGTGGACTTAGTTGATTACTCAACAGAGCCGCGGCTTCTTGTTGCAACTGTTGGCTTAAAATATTGAAAATATCTTCTAAGAAGTATTGTTGTAGTAGTGGTTTAGTTAGAGGGTTATCCCAAACAGGACCTTCTTTTTGAAATTCGTTTTCTAAGAAATTTTGTTTTAGATAATTTACGGCCAGCATATCTCCTACTTGTAATACTCTAGTCTGAGATTCTATCTTATCTTTCTTGTTTAATTCTGACGGTGGACTAACAATCAATAAATTATTAATGGTATCTAGTGATAATTTTAATACAGCGGGTTTCATTGGAGCAACGCCGCGACTTTCTACTTTAGTGCCTTGAAATGCTTTGTCTAGCATGACACTACCTGCATCATTATAAACTTCAATTTTTCCTACTTTACATTCTGCTTCAATGTCACGAATAATTTTATTAATAGGACAGCTGGGCAACAAGATAATTGTACTAACACCAGCATCATCTACTGTTGCAGTAAAGTCAGTGCCGCGCACACCAATAGTTGCACTTGGAGTATTGATAGCTACTTTGGAGGGATCATTGTGTGCGATTGCACCACTAGCATACTTGACAGTACCGCTAGCAAACTTCATAGCTAGTTTGCCGCCTTTGCTTGATTTAGGATCATAGACAAAGTCGTCGATTACCAGTTTACTGTTTTCGTTTACTTCTACTTTTGTATCATCAGCAAATGTAATACCTACTTTGCCTTTGGTTGTGTTAATGGCGTCTGCCATTTCAACACCGGTACCCTTGGCACCAGTTAGTGTAGTTTTAGAACGTACAATAGATGGTGGTGTATTGACCTGCTCTGTTATAGTTCCTATTCCAGCGTAGGCATTTAATGTAATTAGTAACGAAAAAATTAAAACCCATAATTTCATCAATCCCTCCAGCTGAACCAGCTATACTTTTTTAGTTCTTCTAACATTAACTCTGTTGTAACTGCATTATGTCTAGCGGCCAATTCTACAAAATCTTTCCAAGCATAAGTGTATGAGTCATTACCATTACACCATTGCTGATACATCATTTGCAAGAATTGACCGTTATACATTAATGTGCATTACTGTGGATATTAAATGTGTTACTGCTACCAGTGCTTTGTACATTCACTGTTGTGTTACCAGCACTTGCATTTTGCACAATAGTTGCATTGTTGTTACTACCGTTTAATGCTAGTACAGTTGTATCAGCATAACCAGCACTGGTTTGTGCAATAGCTACGGTGTTACTTGCACCAGTGATAGTAAGGTTTACCACACCATTGTTGTTAGTAGTTGCTGTGTTACCGCTGGCTACTGCTGTTCCGCCAATACCTTGATTAATAGTTACAGAGTTAGCACCACCGCCAGTTACTGCAATAGTTTGTGTATTGCTGTTACCATTAGTAGTTGTTACAATAGTATTGTTACTGCCGCCAGCTGTTGATGCTGTGATACTGTTGTTACTACCTAAAATGTTGGCATTTAATCCAGCATAGTTACCAGCTTGAGTAACATTCAAATAGTTACTAGCACTAGTTCCAGCACCATTGTTGTTACTATCAATAGTTGCTGTAGCGTTGTTACCAGTTACACTATAATCAAATGTATTACCATTCTGCAAAGGAGAACCATTAGCAATGGTAGTTTGAATACCAAAGTTTAATGTACTACCTGTACCAGATTGTGTCACATTGACTGTGTTACTATCACCGTTGATTGTTGCTGGTGTAGTATTGCCGCCACCAACTCCTTGCACTCCGCGCACTACGTTGCCTGCGCCATCTTGTGTCATGTTAATTGTGCTACTACTACCAGACTGATTAATATAGATGCTATTATCAGCCGCATTCGCCAATGTTGCCATTGCAGACAACACGAGCATTGCAGTTACTTTTCTCGACAAACTGCCAGCGCCTTTTTTACTTTGAACCATATTGTTCTAGTGCCAAATTTCTAATCTCTGGCACTGCTCCTGGGACCTAAGTCCTCTTGTTATTTTTTGGTTACTGCTTTTACCTCGCCTGTTAAATCATTTTCTTGGACATATCCGCCATGTCCATTGTCGTCCTTAGCAAACCACCATCCCTTGTCATTAACTTTAACATTTAAACGTGTACCTTCTTTCAACTGCCAGCGTTTTTGTGCGCCTAACTCAGGTTTTGCATACAAATAGGCCGCTGATTTAAGATACTTTATTTCCTCAGCAGGTGGTGGGTCATTTTTAGTTACAACTGGAGGAGCTATACCTTCTTTCACTGCCATATCTTCGGCCACTTTTGGTTGTGGTTTAGGTGCTTCAGCTACTACAGGCGCCGCTTCTTCAATTTTATTCAACACTACTGGCTTAGGTGGTTCTCTAAAGTCCCACACAGCCTTGCGTTGTCCTTCTTTAATCAACTCAACTACTGCGGCTTCAACAGTTGCTTTAACTGCTAAGGTGCCGGGTTCGTTAATAGTTAATCCAGTTTCTCCTTCAAAGGCTTGTGTGCCATCGTTGAAGAATTTCAACATAGCAAAACTATCTGCTGTGCTGTATACAGTCTTTGTAACTGATACAGTTGCCAGCACTTTACCAGTGTTTACGCTAACAGCACGTAGACTAATGGTAACGATATCTTTGCTATATTGAGTCTGTGGACCAATGCCTAACCAACGGTATGCGGCACCGCCACTCTCGCTCGAACTATCATAGCCAATAATGCCACCTTCAATAATAATGCCTGCAAACTGCAATGGCATCAACTGTTTGGCATTTGGCCCTTCATACATATCACGCATTTGCTTGATAATAGTACGTTCTTTAATTAAATTATCAATGTTAACACGTTCAACAACATCAAACCATGTGCCGTGTCCAACATCTTGTAGTGCGCTGATTAAGAATGGTTCAGCACCTTGCGTAACTGCTGTTGAAAAACTAGCATACTTGGCATCAGCTTTACGCTGTCCAGTCATATCTTTAAAACTATAAACTGCTACAGTGACCTTTGGACCGTTTGGTGTAGGTATTGTATCAAATTCTTTTTGTAGTTTACGTTCTGCAACTTCTGGCTTGTACTCTACACCCATCTTTTGTGTAACTGCACAACCGCTTAATGCTGTAAGAATGGCTAGGGCAAGTAATGTTTTTTTCATCTTAATGTCCAGTCATATTAAATGATCCAGTTGGAACTGTGATAGTACTAGATCCGCTCGGCTGTGTAACTTGCATTACAATGTTCGATCCTGCCCAGTACCAACTGATTGCTGTATTTGCATCAAATTGGAATGAACAAGCCGCTGAACTTACGCAAGTACTTGAAGTGCCACTAAACATAGCTGTTGCTGTGTTTTGACTAATCTGTGCGTAGATACGTGATTCTAAGTTTGTTAAAAACTGATTAATTGGAGTGTTGGCCGCGTCAGCTTTGGCCTGTTGGGCGGCTGCCTGTACTGCTTGATTAATAGTTTGTTGTCGAGTGTATTGTTCGTTTTCTATGGTTAATACGTATGTGCCGTAACCATTGCCATTAAAGGCCGGACTTTTAAATGTAAAGTCGTTCAGAGGTGCTGCCATCGTTAGTGATGGCAATAGTACTAATGCTAATAATAGCTTTTTCGACATGGTCTTCGCTCCCACTAAGTCTTATTATTATTTAAGACATTAGTAGAAGGAATTATATTAGCGGTTTTCTTAATCTAGATTAAGAACTTTATGCTCTACCCTTGAGGGTAATTTTTATAGTATTACTTTGAGTGTCGGTCCAACTAGGGAACTTAACTGTCAAGAATGGTGCGGCTTGTGCGGCACTGTCTGGAGTGTTCATGTATAGGTATTTGTTAATACCGTAATCTGTTAGTAATATACCATCAAACTCTTTGGCTGTTTGATATACATGATACGATGCTTTTAACATTTCAGCTTTAAGAGCCGCACCGTCGATAGCATTTCCATTTACACAGGCATTGGCCATTGCTGTTGTGTTTAAAGTTGGATAATGCATCTTAAGCATATGAGCCAATGCTTTTTTAGTATGGGCTCCGAAGAACTGACTAAATGCTGTCATATTCAAAGATGGATTAAACGCTGTTGGGTTAGCCTGTGCTTGTTGTGCGGCCTGTGGAGTAATAAGTTTAGCTCTAGTGCATGCCGCCATAAACTCGTCAAAACGACCTGCCAATGCTTGACTACCTGCAGGACCTAATCGTCCACTTTGACCTGCTTTTAATTCTACTTTAACATCGGCAATGGCAATATCACCAGGTGCTCCACGACGAATAATTCTTGGACTTAAAATTGACAGTAGGTACTCCCCTTTACCTACGTCACCTTTTTCACCCATCTTACCTGATATTTTTTCAAATAGATCAAGTTGTATGGCCTTGAACATTGGTAAAAATTTAGTATCAACGATTTGATCCATGCTGTGTACAGCACCGGGTGTTAATAATAGATTTTCTTTGATAATACCATCTGTGGCTAGTCTTTTTAAGAATGCTCTAACTTGCGCTTCGGGTGCTTGAACTTTACCAACTGCTTGTAAAATAATGTTAGAAACATTTTCTTTATAACCTTTTACAGTTGATAATTTTCCAACTTCTTTCTTAAAAGCATATTGGTTAGCATAGTGTAGGACGTTAATAAGATCAGGCTCATCGGCTATCTTGTTAACTTTTTGGATGATGTCAGCACGAACTTGTTCTGGGGTTTCAAGAACAAATTCATCTTCAGATAGAACGTCAATAATTCGCATAGTACAATATTTATACTATTTCGGGGAACAGGCATTCCTGGATAAACACACGTACATCCTCTTCATCTAGCCCTAAACTAGCCATTACACGCGGTGTATGTGGGTTTTGTTTTTGATTTTGGGCATAGAAATTCTGCTCATATTTGGTGCTAATTACTGTATTATTAGTTTCACCTACGGTTTCTAAATAGTGTGCTAGAGTTGTGCGAGCTAGATTAGTGATTTGTTCTAGTTCTGCTTCATCTTGCACGTTACCAGCGGCAACCATATGCTTGGTAAAAATACGCTGTGCCCACTCGGGCAATTCACGTTCTCTGCGCCATTCGAGTTTAGCAACTTCTTCACCAAACCATTGTATCATAGGGTGATTAGGATTGCCAGCAGAACTATAATCGTGAAAACAGCCAGTAATTTTATTCTTACCAGCTATAACGTCAAAGCCGTAAATTGGAGCAGGATTGTGTGTATGCGGAAAGATGCAACAATGCATCATCCAGAGTCCTTTTTGATCTCGCGCATCAACCACATCAACGTGGGCACGGCGATACAGATCACTAGCCCAGACTCTATTAGTCCAGCCAGGCTGATTGAAGCGATCCATTCCAGGCTCAAAGATTTCAATGCCAGTCCTGCCAAACTCGGTCTCCAATAAATGTTGAATATTTATTAGAGTATCCCAAACTTTACTCATCTGTGTACTCTACAACTTCTAGCATTTCTTTGAACAGTTGAGCGGCGAACTCAAAACATACTTTTGCTTCATCGGCCATATCATCACTGATTCGTTCACGGATAGCGACTTTAAGGCCTTCGGGATCTTCAAATTGGTACATGCGACCACTGCCTGGAACTTTTTTAGCAATCATCTGTCCGCCAGCTAGATCTCCCATATGGCGAACATAGATATGCGCCATAAGTTTTTTAGGATCATCTTTGATACTGAGTATGTGCTTGATATATCGATCAGTGACTGGTAAAATTTGAGGTTTTTCTTTTTCTTCGGATCCCCACAATTCTATGAAGTCACTGTTAATTGCAGGAGCACGACGAATATCTGGAAGCCCGTGTAATAGTCCATGCGGCATAGCACACACTTCTAAAATCTCATACATCGGATGTTGATTTTTTAAAAATGTTGCGTAAATTTTTGGATTAATTTTACCACTAAAAAGAATTTTTACAAATTCTTGACGCTCGGCATTTGTGTGTGCGTCTTTAGTCAGTTCTCGGAGGCTCATTCTTCCTCCAATTTAATTTGCAATGGATAACCTTTAGTTCTAGAAGTATTAGTTGCTTCAACTGCTTTGGCTTCTGCAATTTCAAAACTATATATTCCAGCGATTCCTGATCCAGTTTCGTGCACCTGCAACATAACATGCTCGGCGCTTTCTGGATTATGTTTGAATATATCAACTAACAACGATATTACAAACTCCATTGGTGTTGTGTCATCATTTAGTAAGATGACCTTCCAACGTTTAGGTTCTGTTACAATCACTTTGACTTTCTCGTCGATTTGAATATCGGTACTTGGCATTTGTATATATCTTTCGTTGGTTAATAAATTTAAAACTGTTTTTAATAGTGGGGGAGTCGCCTCCCCCGTTTGATTATTTAACTTGTATAGTACGTGGTTGTAATGCTTCTGGCACGATACGTTCGATACTGATGATCAGCATACCGTCTTTTACCTCAGCGTCCTTGACTTCCATATACTCAGCAAGTGTATAGCTTTGTTCAAAATCACGGCTAGCAAGTCCACGATGCAGATACTCTTTAGTATCGTTATCTTTATTTGTTTGAACTCCGCGTACAATCAATTGATCTTGATCAACTTGTACTGTGATTTCTTCTTTACTAAATCCTGCTACTGCTACTTCGATAGCATATTCACTATCGCTATACTTCACAATGTTATGTGGAGGATAGTTGCCATTTTGTTGCTGTAAGTGTTGATTAAAGATTGTATCAAAACCTACAAGAGCTCTACTTAGGTTTGCCAAGTGAGCTGGATCGATTGCTCTTAGTTGCATTGTTGCCATTTTTTATCTCCTTATATTAAGCAAGAATGTGTAGGGCCCGACTATCGGCACCCTACATTTTTTATTATATTACTTCTTGTCGTCGCTGTCAACTTCTTTGAATTCAGCGTCAACTACTTCACCTTCCTTTGGTGCTTCTTCGGCGGCCTTGGTCTTAGCGGCTTCGGCGGCTTGTTTAGCAGTTTGTAAAGGTGTTGAGCTTTCAAACAGCTTTTGAACGGCTGTATTGATAGCTTCTACGTCCTCTCCTTTCATTGCAGTTTCGACTGCTTCGAAAGCAGAATCCATAGACTCGCGATCGGCAATGTCTAAATTGTCTTTGTGCTCGTTATAATCTTTGCGTAGGCTATGTACAGCACCTTCTGCTTGATTACGAGTATTGATCAATTCAGCTGCCTTTTTGTCTGCTTCGGCATTTTCTTCAGCTTCACGAACCATACGCTCGATTTCAGCTTCTGTTAATCCTGAATCAGATTTAATAGTGATCTTGTTTTCTTTGCCAGTTGTTTTGTTCTTAGCACTTACATTCAAGATACCGTTAGCGTCAATGTCTAGGGTAACTTCAATTTGTGGCAAGCCGCGTGGAGCAGGATCAATACCTTCTAAATTGAATTCACCTAACATTTTGTTATACTTGAACAACTCACGCTCACCTTGTGCAACCTTAATAGTTACAGCTGGTTGGTTATCTTCTGCTGTTGAGAATGTTTGTGAATGCTTAGTTGGGATAGTTGTGTTCTTAGCAATCAATTTGGTAAACACACCGCCCATTGTTTCGATACCCAATGTTAATGGTGTAACGTCTAACAATAAAACGTCTGTCTTATCGCCTGCTAACACAGCGCCTTGTACTGCGGCACCTGCGGCTACAGCTTCGTCTGGGTTAACGTCTTTACGTGGAGCCTTGCCGAATAGTTTCTCAACTGCTTCTTGTACTTTAGGCATACGTGTTTGTCCACCAACTAGGATAACTTCGTCGATGTCGCCGGCTGATACCTTAGCATCTGCCATAGCTGTTTTACATGGCTCAATTGAACGCTCGATTAGTTTCTCAACCATACCTTCAAACTTACTACGGCTAATAGTTACATTCAAGTGTTTTGGACCACTAGCATCTGCTGTGATATATGGCAAGTTAACTGTTGTACTTTGACTTGATGACAATTCAATTTTAGCTTTTTCAGCGGCTTCTTTCAAACGTTGTAGAGCAAGTACATCTGCTTTTAGATCCATACCTGAATCTTTCTTGAATTCTGCAACCAAATGATCCATTAGAACTTGGTCAAAGTCTTCACCGCCTAAGAATGTATCGCCGTTTGTTGATAATACTTCAATTTGCTTGTCGCCGTCAATGTTGGCAATTTCGATGATTGAAATATCAAATGTACCACCACCTAAGTCATATACAGCAATCTTACGGTCTTTCTTAGACTCTTTATCAACACCGTATGCTAGTGCGGCCGCTGTCGGTTCGTTAATGATACGTAGAACTTCTAGACCTGCAATCTTACCTGCATCCTTGGTTGCTTGGCGTTGACTATCGTTAAAGTAAGCAGGAACTGTAATAACAGCCTTAGTTACTTCCTCTCCAAGATAGTCCTCGGCAGTCTTTTTCATTTTGCGTAGTACTTCAGCTGACACTTGCTGTGGCGCTAGTTTTTGATCATTGGCTTCGATCCATGCATCACCATTATCGGCTTTGATAATAGTGTATGGCATTAGGTCAATGTCTTTTTGTACTGCTTGCTCATCAAACTTACGTCCAATAAGACGCTTGCTTGCGTAAATTGTATTCTTTGGATTTGTGACTGCTTGTCGTTTTGCTGTTGCACCAACTAGGATCTCGTCCTTGGTATATGCAATGATTGATGGTGTTGTTCTAGCACCTTCGCTGTTTTCGATTACTTTAGCAATTCCGTTTTCTACGATTGCTACACAGCTATTTGTTGTACCTAAATCGATACCGATGATTTTACTCATAATATTCTCCTTTAATTAAGCGAGTAATTGTGGGCACCATGCCCGGTGTACTAAACCCTTACGGCGTTTTAGCACGTAATTATTTATCACTGACAAAAAAATTCTAGTAATTTTTGGCAATAAAATCTGCTTCAGGAATACGTGTTTTAGTATTCTTACTGCCTAGCACTACTACAATCCTGCGTCCTATGTCGGTGTCTAACATCATTACTATACACCCACCTGATGCATTTATAAACCCTGTCTTGCTTACTATAAATTTATACTTTTTGCCTATGATGGGGTTAGTATTGTGAAACACTAGCCACTTCTTGCGTATTTTTATTTTAATTTCGCTCATTTGGGCGGCGGCTGTAATCTCCGGGTACTCGCTGGCGGCCTGCACCAGTTTGATCAGTTCTTCAGCGGTACTTACATTCATGACACTAAGTCCTGTAGGTTCTACAAAATTAGTGTTTACTAACTGTAAGTGTCGAGCCTTGATATTCATATCTCGTATACAGCCCGAATTACCTGTAGGGTAATGATCACAAAGTTGTTTGGCTGCCGAATTGTCAGATTTTACTAATGCTAGATTAATAAGTTCTTGACGTGTGTAAGGTCCTATATGTTCTCCTAGATCTTGTTTTTGATCTAGAACAATCATAACGGTCATTAGTTTACTGATGCTGGCAATACTTCTAACATCGGTAGTATGTTCGCCTTGTAGTATCTGACCAGACCCATCTGCTACTAACCAACTTTTAGCAGTGATGCCTGGCAAATTAAATGCGTAACTATGCGAACTGACTAATAACCCCAATAGGATTATAAGTTTTCGATAGTTGACCATTTTTTAAGTTTTTCACGTTTGTTTAATGCGGCTTGTTCAATGTTAGTCCAACTGACAACATCCATTTCTTGTAGGATTTCAATCATGGCATACAAATCGCCTAGTTCTTCTTCCAAGTGTTCTCTATTGGTTTTGGGTTTACCTGGTTTAAGATTATCGATGCCAAATCTGTGGCACTTACTAATTGCTTGAATTACTTCTGCACATTCTTCTGAGAGAATGTTCATCACTTCACGTTCTTGACTATTCATATCTACTTCCTTTTTGTCCAGGGTCATTGCTATTGGTACATTCTAAATTATGGTTTGTTGCACGGGGGCAACGTTTGTTTCCGCAGTTTGGGCATACAATAAATGTATAAGATGTAGGACTAATTCCGTTTACGTCTTTAATTTTACTCATACAGCTATAACATCCACACGGCGGGAAATCTATAGAATTGTCGGTATTTGTAAAATGCATATTATCTTTGGTTGGCAAAGGGAGCGAGGTAAGTGCCACCGCTAGTTGTGCTAGTTCTGAGAGTATTGTAGACATTTTGAATGCCTACTGCCTGGTTCCACGCATCCTCTAAAGCATGATGGGCCGTTACCGGAGGACGTTTAGGGTCTATTCCTAGATCGAACGCTGTGCGTACATCTCTGACTTCCCAAAACTTCCATGGAATAGCACGGTTAATCTTGCGGAATACATGTTCACAGATTATAATATCAAAACACGATCCATTGGACCAAACACGTTTAGCACCCCAGCAGAATTTATAAAGTCGAGCAAATGCTTCTTCGATATCAATTCTTCCTTCGGGATCAAAGGCAGCTTCTTGTGCCTCTTTACTTTGATTAGCCCACCAAGCGATTGTATCATCGTTAGTGGTCAACCCTATGCGATCACAACTATCTAAATCTACTTTGCAATAAAAACTATCCATTTTTGGTTCTTTAATCTCAGATCCGAATGGATCAAATTTTACAGCACCAATTGTAAGGATAGCAGAATCAGGAGTTGTATTTAGAGTCTCCAAATCTATCATAATGTCAGTATTCATACAAACATTATAGCAGATCTAGATCGATCTGTCAATACATTTTTTTAGGCAGTTGCTCTTTTTCGAGCTTCTTACGCCAACGTGCTTTGGCAGCACCTTTTTGGCGTTTACGAATACTGGTTGGTTTTTCGTAAAACTCTTTTTTACGTAAGTCGTCCAAAAGTTTACTGTCTTCAATCTTTCGTTTGAAGCGGCGCAAGGCTTGATTGATATTCTCGCCTTCCTTTACAGTTACCCCTGTTCCTTTCTTACTCTTGTATATCGTCATCTTCCTCTTGGTCCTCTAGTTGTTGAACAATTTGGCTTAGATCATAAATTCTATTTTTACTAATAAGATTATAAGGTGTTGTCTCATCGTTAGTTATATAGTAGGTATTTGGTTGAGCCAATAAAAAAGTAACAAATTTTCGAGTCATTGGATCACAGTTATCAACATCGATTATTATGCAATCAACCTGTTGTGCTACACTCAATAACCAACTTATATCTGTTTCATTTTCATCAAAAATAAAAACATTTATGTCGTCAATACTTTTGCTGAGTATTGTTTGAAATTGTTCTTTAATTAAAATACTCGGCTTAACTATTAGATAACTTAGAGTTAAATTAAACAGTTTGTCCGGTGGAGTTATTAAAGTTATTTTTCCTAAGTTCATGTATACGCTCTTCAAAGTATTCTATTTTTTCTATTGGATAATCACTAAATCTAGGACCATGTTTTCGAGTTTCTTCTACAAAGTCAGCAAGCTCTGGTTCTGTTGTACGATCAACTATGAAATCTTCAAACTGGTGATCTGAATATTCTTTATAAAGTTGATCTATAGCATTTATGCCAACTACCCTTCTCCAAATACTGCTAGTGCCTTGTTCTTGGTTTTGTACGTAGCCTATTGCTTGTTCACTATCTGCGTCTGTCCCTGTTCGTCCTTGATCATGTAAGTCTTTTTTTTTGATTCGTCTACTGGCAAATCGATAGCCGATATTTCTTGGCCTTCATTGTTAATATAGCTTTCGCCTTTAGCTACTCGTTCTTCTACTGTAGACTGTTGGGCAAGTACTTCCTTCTCTGCTTCTTCAATCATTCTATTCCATTTTTCCAATTCGCTTTCTTCAGTCATTGGAACGCTGGGTTCTTCAACAGTTTTTGGATCTGGAAACAAGGGAGGTAGTGGTTCTAAATCTTTTAGTAGTTCTACTTCAGTGACACCTACATCCATCGGAGGGGCCGGTAGTGGATCTTCTTTTATTTCTTCTAGTGTTGGTTTTTCGCCGACATCTGCTAGATAAGGATCGGGGGTATCTGCTTTTTGTTCTTTGCTCCAACCAAATGTCATTTGACTAGCTAGTAACATGATAACAGCTAACGGATCGAATACAATAACGATTAAGATAATGATCCAGGTAACTGCTCGTTCGAGCATTGATTCATCTGGAGTTGTTCCATAGATAAAGGCAGCGATATACTTAATTGGGCCAACTTCGGCTTCGACCTTACGTACTTCTGCACGTACTGGAGCCGCTTCGTCGTTAAGACTAGCAATAAGTTTCTGCTGGGTTTCAATGTCTTTGGCAAGCGAAACCCTGTCCTTCTGCTGACTCTTACGTACAGCGTTGGCTTTGTCGGCACCTTTTTCATCTGACGAGCGACCCATGATTTGGTCCACCGCTTCATCCATCTGTTTAAGTTGCTTGCGGTCAGCTTCGATATTCTCTTTGGCAGTTTTGATCTTTTCATCAAAAATAGCGATTTTGCTTTGAACGTCGCCCGATACAAGGTTTTGGTCATTATGTGCTTTCGAAAGGAATCCAAAAATACCCATTGAGGTAATGAGCATTAGTACTACAACCGCAATGGTCATGTAGTATCTCATGAAACGTGGAGCACGTTCCCAGTTGGCTTTTAGCCAAGAGGCGCAGACAAGTTTGCCAACTTCTAAAGCTGAGCCCATTATGATAATAGGAATTGCCGCGGCACTAAAGATTGCAGTTAGCCCTACTACGGAGTAGTAGATTGCTACTGCTGATATTGTTAGACCGGTGAGTAGGAGTAGGTAAGCTAATATCATCCAGTAGCGTTTTCTATGTTATAGCGGAGTGCCAGTTAATGAAGTCTGCGCAATAGCGGAACAAGAAACTGTACCGAATATAGTTGCGGCAGTGCTGTTTGGGTAAGTGATAGTAACTACCTGCTGACTGTCACTTGCAGTTACAGGATTATAAACACGATATGAGCGTTTGTATCCTGCTGATCCACCAGTTTGAATAGCGTTTGTTACGATATCACGAATTGCCAATGCTGTTGTTGTAATAGCAGTACCACCGACACCAACATACGCTGTGCCAGTACTACCGTCATTGTTTGTATATGTTCCACTAGAACTGTTACCGATTGATTTTAGGTAAGCGTTCCAGTTGCCAACGATCGGAGCATCACGATCGAAAACTACTGTAAAGTTTACTGCGGTTGGCTGATTAGTAGCATCAGTGGCTAGTCCGCTACCATTGTTAGCCGTAATGTTTACACTTTCAATACGGCAATCTGCAATACTTGCCAAACTTTCTACTACTCGATCCCAACGTACATTACCTTGGGCAAGTACTAGAGCCTGTGCGGCTGATAAAGTGGTTACGTTTGTATAAACTGTGTTGTTCCAGTCATATGGCCAAAGTGCGCCACTTGCTGTATTACCCGTAGCTACTGGGTAGTTTGTTGAATTGCTAGTATCTACACCTACACGATAGATTACTGGCGTAATTTGATTACTGTCTTGATTGTATCCTGATCCGGCCATAATTGCCTACTCCTTAGTTATAAGATATTTATCAGTAAATCACCCTATTCGTAGATTATAAAACAGGGTAATTTACTTTGCAACCTTATTGGTTATTTAAAGATGATCATAGACATTAGCCCGGCCTGTACAAAGAATCCAAACCCGATTGTTACAATATTTAAAAAATCCTTTTGAATTGCGGCTTTGATGAAGAAACAAAACAATCCAGACCATGCAAATAGTACTAAATCTACTGGGGGCATTTTTTCAGTTAGCCCTGTTAGTACTGCTAGTAGGGTAGGAATTGTGGCCAAATGTAGCAGAATTACTGCTACCCAGCCCATTGTTTCTGCACTCGCATGCGGAGCATGTTCTTTAATATTTTTAACCAATAAATCTAAGTCAAAAAAGTTGTGCAGTCTAATTTTAAGATTGGTCATAAAAAGTCGTGTACTTGCGTTCATATTGATCCTTAATTATAAAAGATATGGTGGCCAATTTTAGCTACTGGTTTTTTATTCCACCCTGGTTGCACATAATCCCCATGGAAATATAGGGCTTTCTTTAGGTCCGGTAAACGGAATCCTTCTAGTAGCACTTTTTTGGCTACTTCCATGCTTTCTGTATACATTGGTCCATTCATTGGCTTCATAGCACTGGGACTTTGGCAGTACCAACTAAATTGGCACATGACTTTTTCGTACACTATGTTCTTTTGATATACAACCTTACAGATATCGCTTGGAAATTCTCCGCTTTCTGAACGATTGATTGTAACTTGTGCGACAGCTACTTTGCCTTCAAAAGGCTCACTGCCTGCTTCATGGTAGATATTACGAGCTAGACAATCTAATTGGGCTTGTCTCATTTGTGCTGTAATTGGGCTTGCTGTTTCGCGAGCCTGTTTCAATTGTTGAAACTTATTTGCTACTGCTGTTTGTGCTACTGCGATTACTGCTAGTAAAACTAAACAGTTTAAAACTATTTTGATAATGCGTATCATTTTTGTCTCCTTTACGCTGGATGAGGTATCGCTAGTACCGTCATTGGTTAATGTTTGGCTGTTTCTATTTCTCCTTAAGTTAGCCGTTTTGTCCTCTAAACCCTTAGGGGACAATATATAGTTATCCTCTGTATCTGTCAGTAAAATACTATTATTATAAACAGGCATATTTATCTCCGCATTTTGGAGATATCTACTGCCTCTTCATCACTAAAAACTGGCACTGCGTTGCTTTTATGCATGGTTGCTATGCCTTTTACCTTGGTGCCTGTGTAGACTTTTGGTGTAGGTACAGTGCAAGGGCCACCAGTAAATGGTAAACTTGGATGCTTTACATCTGTGCCATATCGGCTGTAGGGCTTGTTATCTGGTTTCCAAATTTCCGATGATAGGGCACGGTTGCGTTTCTTTTCTTCTGCTTCGATGCCCCACTTCTTCTGTAGCTCTTTCCAGCTTTCGTCCAATTCTCTAGCCTTTCTAGCATGTTCTGCTGAAGCGAATTTCTTTTTGCCTTTCTTTTTACCGGTGGTACTAAGCCACGGACCTTCTAAATGCATAGTCAAAATAATCTCCAAAAGTTATAACAATGCTAATAGTATAGCATCACTTTTGGAAATAGTCAACTAGGATTCTATCATTTTTTGAACTTCATAGTATCCGTTTATTGTTTGATTATAATCACTGATAAACGGTTCTCGAAAGTATGGAGATATTGTTGGGGTAATTTTACTATAATCATGCTGAATACGATAACACAATCTATCCGATATTCCGCCTAATCTACGATGCAACGTAATTGAGTTATCAAATAGACATAAATCATTATCTTGTTGATACCAATGATCGTATATGTTTTCTTCTGTAAAAATACCAGTATTAATAATATTAAATATTTTTTGGCTTTCTTCAGCAGACATTCCTTTAATTTTATTAATTGTGTTCACAGAATAATGCAATCCTTTAATACCTAGGGGACTTTGAATTACCAATGGAATTTCAGTTGGCTCAGGACACATGTTTTTGTACATAATATCGTCTTGATCTTCACGAAGTCCAGGATTAATTCGACCTGGGGTAAATTCATGTTGAATAACCATTTCATCTAGTTCACTACGAAAACTTTCTGACTGTGATTCATACCAATCAGTTGTTGTAACAAAACCTGTAGCTGACCCAACAACACCTTTTTTAGCTAAAAGACTTACGCCTGGGGTAAATGCAAGGTTACCCGATTCGTTACTGTGCCATAGTAACTCACCTTCTTGGAACATTCCTAATGGTTTTCCTTCTTCATTTTTCATTCCAGATACACGTAGTACAGATGTAAATTCGCTAACTTCACTAGCAATGACATAGGAAATATTTTGACACCATTTCTTATCCTCTGGGTCAACAGGAATGCCATTTACAAAATCTTCAGTTGCTATCTTTTCAAACTCACATGATTTATATTTTTTAGCTAATTTTAAAGATTGTAACCCTCGAGGAAATCCCCATTGAAGTATTCGATTTTCATAGTCTCTAGGTTCAAGATTTACGTTTCTAATAATAGTAACTAGATTTTTTAAGTGTAGTTGTCCTACTTCTAACCATTCTTCGTCAGTTATTGTAGTAAAATCTAAGTCGTCTATAAAGATGCCAAATCTTCCAAGTCCAGGTATTTTTGATATTTTCATTACTGTCCTATTATACTCTAAAACTTTCACCGCACCCACAGCGGTCACGTTCGTTTGGATTGATAAACTCAAATCCTTCATTAAGTCCGTTGCGGACCCAATCTATAGTTAATCCGTTTAGGTAAGGTTCATCTTTAGCATTAACTAATACAGCAAATTCGTCGCGGGCATAATTAGTAACGCCCACTTCGAAGTCTAGGTTATCTGCGTACTCTAATACATAGGCTAATCCGCTACACCCCGTAGTTCTTACACCTACCCGGATACCAACACCCTTACCACGCTTGGCAAGATTTGCTTTGATCTTAGTTTTGGCTTTGTCTGTTACGGTAATCATTTATGGCCGCCTTGATAGCATCTTCCGCCAATATACTGCAATGTATCTTTACTGGCGGAAGAGCAAGTTCTTCAGCGATGTCGCTATTTTTGATACTGATAGCTTCATCCAATGTTTTTCCTTTGACCCACTCGGTAACGAGTGAACTAGAAGCGATTGCGGAACCACATCCGTATGTCTTGAAACGAGCATCTCTAATAATACCATCTTTATCTACCTTTATCTGTAGTTTCATTACATCACCACAAGCAGGAGCACCAACCATACCAGTACCAATGTCAGGATCATCTTTTGAAAAAGATCCAACGTTTCTCGGGTTTTCATAGTGGTCAATGACCTTATCTGAGTATGCCATTTCAATTGGGTACTAGCACTGTTCGATAGCAGTTACAACCAGCATCCAGAATAGCTTCCCAATGATAGCCAGCTGGCTGTGGCCAAACTGGTGCCGCTGGTGGAGGCATTACTGGCTGTGGTTGAACTATAACTACGTCGGGTTGACGAGGACGGGCTAGCTCATAGCCAATCACTCCACCAATAACACTTGGAACTACCCAACCGTATCCAGGACGGTAAACATAGTGTCCGCCCCCATGATGCCAACCATCTGCTCGAGCATCTGAGGAATAAGCAAACAGCGCACTCATTGCCAGTATACTAGCAAATATTGAAGTTATAATAAGTTTACTTTTCATGATACTGCTCCTTAAAAAGTATAATACTATTTATTTGGTTTCTTTACGAGCGTTTTTAACTGCTGTAACATCGTTACGAGTTTCTTTGCACAACTTAGCCAAATCTTGGCAATGCTTACGAACACGGGTACCTGCGGCACCTACTTCTTTATCATAAAACTTTTCAAAATCTGCTTCCATTGCTTCGACGATTGCAGTGAATTCTGCATATTTGTTTGTAGCCATTTAATTCTCCTTTAAGGCAAGTACCAAGTACTTATACCTAGTGTACAGTGGTTAAAAATAAATGTCTAGTCAATTGGCAAATACATTTGGAGACCCGGATTGGATCGAGCCGCCATCTGTTGAATCACCTACTCGAGCAATAGCAACGCCACCTACGAACACATTGCTAGATCCTGCGTTAATTGCCGCACTGTGAGGAACGCATAATCTACCCGAATTAATAGTATGCGGAGCAGTTGGATTACCTTTACATTCAATCGGAATGCCGTTGGCATACACGTTAGCACCTAGTCCGGTTGGTCCGATCACAGTGGTGGTACCATCACACCCGTGTCCGGTCGTAGTCGGATCTCCTTGTCTAGCTACAGCTGGCATGATTTATGCTTTGGCCAATTTGATGCCGGTAGTTTGCTGAATATAAGTATCAGCGGCATCTTTCATAGTTGGTGCTAGTACCATAATTGCATTTTTTGTAATAGTAACTTCGCCGTCGGGATCTGTTGTAAACAAAAATGGAACAAGTCCGACACCTTCTTTAGTTGCGGTAAGGCACAATGGTTTTTTGACTTTTACGCCTGTTGGACCATCTTCTACCAATTTAGCAACAATTTCTTCACCAGCAGTAGTTTTAATTGTAACCACTTCACCTTCTGCGATACCTTTTGAAATTAACATATTATACCTTTTCGAAATGTTTCTTGAGTTCTGTGAACCCGCCAATGTAATTATCATCTAAGAATATCTGTGGCAAAGTTCTGGCTGTTGGTACTGCTTCCAACAACTGTTCTTTAGTCCAATCTTTATTAACATTACGTTCTTCGAATTCAATGCCTTTCATTTCTAATAGGGCTTTGGCCTGTACACAAAACGGGCAGGCATTTTTACTCCATACTATTGCTTTCATTTTAATTCCTTTTTACTATTATAAACTAGGTAGTGCATCATAGTCAATAGCTTCACCCATGACTCCAATAACATAATTTGTTGATTCTGATTCTTGTAGGGCAGTTTGTTTCTTGCTAGTATCACTATGTTTATTAAACCATGGGATAGGAGTAGACTTTGGAGCAGTATTTTGATATTTGATTCCAATATCTTTCAACGCACCTGCGGCAGTATAGTCTACGAAGTCTTTAAGGATGTTAGCATTAAGTCCAATTACAGGTCCCATCTTAAACAAATATTCTGCCCATTCTTTTTCTTCACGGATAACATCTGCATACATAGCGTAAACTTCTGCTTCACAATCAATTTTAGCTTGGGCGAAACGATTGTCTTCTTTAACTACTTGATTGATCAAATAGGCAGTCCAACCTTTGTGTAGTAATTCGTCCTGTAGGATCAAACTGATAATGTTGCCATTACCAATAAAAATCTTGTTCTCTACCATAGCAAGACTTGTTGCAAAACTGACCATGAAACGGAAGGCTTCGAGGGCATAACTAGCATTAAGAGCCAACCAAATAGCCTTGATGTGTGTTTGCTCATTGATCTTTTCTCCGGATTCCTTACGACAATTGATAACGTGTAGTGCATCGTAATAGTTGCCTACACTAGATGCCATACTAATGATTTCTTGTGTGTCATGGATAGTGTTAAACACATCCTTAGGTACATTATAGATGTTACGGATTATGTGGCTGTAGCTCTTGCTGTGGATGTTGGTTTCAAAGAATCCCCAGTTATACATTAATGCTTCAACTTCAGGCAACGAACATACTGGTGTAAACACCTGTGTTGGACCACGTCCTTGTAAACTGTCAAGTGCTGTTTGGCGTAATAGATTTGAAGTGAAAATATGCTTAACTGCATCACTCGCATCCTTAAAGTCATTAGCATCTTTAGTTAAGCTAATCTCTTCAGGTTGCCAAAAGAAACCACGTGCAGTTGCTTCAAAATCTGCAATCTTCTTGTATTTAACCTCTTCGAATCGTTGAATGGTCACTGGTCCGGCTGGATCCAGAAACATCTTGCGACTCAAATAATCTGTACGTGTGTTTAAATTATATTGTTCTTTACTCATAGCTTACATGCCTCACAATCTTCTTCGTTATCAAAATCTATAGGCTCTAACATTGTTGGTGTTTCTTCAGCAACTGCCTTACTGCCAGCTTTGTTGATTAGACTATAATAGAATGTCTTTAATCCCCATGCATGTGCCTGCATTAGATTTTTAGCGATCAATGTAGTCGGAACCTTACGATCTGGAAAGTGTGCTGGATTGTAGAATGTGTTTGTACTAATTGATTGATCAACATAGGCCGCAAGTACAGCCGCTGTTTTCAAATAGCCATCACAGTCTTTTTGATCCCACATCATTTGATATTTGTTCTTAAGTTTATGATATTCTGGAACAACTTGTGTAAAGGACCCTGCTTTACTTTCCTTTGTGCTGATTAAGCTCATAGGCATTTCAATTCCATTAGTGCTGTTTATAACAACACTACTGCTTTCAACTGGTGCAATGGCCATTAAAGTCGCATTGCGTACACCATACTGTTTCATGTTAGTACGTAGTGTTTCCCAATCAAGTTCAGGTGTAAAATCAGCTAATTCGTTAACACCGTTAGCACGTAGTTCCCAAGGGAATGTGCCTCGTCCGTAACGTGTGCGTGGGCTGTCAATACAGGCACCACGTTCTTTAGCTAACTCTACTGTTGCTTCTGTTAGATAGTAGGCTTGATGTTCCATCCAACTCTTAACATCTTGTAGTGCATCCTTGTCACCATAGCGTAGGCCACGTTTAGCGTGCCAGTAGGCCAAGTTAGTAACGCCAATACCTAATGGTTGGATTTCGTCATTGCTTAGTTTACTTTGTATACTTAGAAAATCTTGGTAATCAAGTATGTTGCATAGACTACGCTGTAAAATACGGCAAGCACGGCGCATGTCTTCTGGATTACGGAATGCTCCCCAGTTGATTGAACCGAGCGTACAAAGAGCAATGCGGCCAAGAGCATCATCGAGACGCTTGAAAGGACGGGTAGGTAAAAGTATTTCACAGCATAAGTTACTTTGGTAAATTGTATGGTACTCGGGATCAAACGGACCCTGGCTTTGTACATTATCAATGAACACAAGATAGATGCGGCCAGTGTCAGTACGTTCTTTTAGGATGCCGCCTTTGAATACATCTTCAGCGTTCATAGTCTTCTTGCGTAAGTCTGTACGCTTTTCATATTTTACGTATAGTTCTTCAAATTTCTTAGTATCTCGATAAAAGGATTCATACAAGTCAGGTACTTCATTAGGATCAAAGAATGTTATGTTTTCTTTGTTCTTGAAACGTCTCCAGAAAAAGGCGGACAACACAACTCCGTAATCCATATGTCTAACTCGCGTTTCTTCTGTGCCTTGATTATTCTTAAGTACAATAAGATCATCAAACTGATGATGCCAAATAGGATAGAACACAGTAGCACTAGCATTTCTAATACCTCCTTGTGAACATGAACGTAGGTCACCAAACCACTTCTTCAGGAATGGTATCATACCAGTATGCATGATCTCCCCACCTCTGATGGGACTACCTAGTGGACGTAGACGACCAATCTCTAAACCAATGCCTGCACGTTTGCTGGCATACTTGGCCATCATCTCACCAGATGCAAATATAGAATCCAAGTCGTCATCTGAACGGATAAGCACACAGCTACTAAACTGCTTGGTAGGAGTGCCGAGACCGGCAAGCACAGGAGTAGCAAGAGTAAACAAGCCGTCACTCGCGGCAGTGTAGTATTCTTTAATATAACGCATGCGGGCAGTATTGGGTTCTTCTTTATGGAACACTGTTGCAGCCGCAATAATATATCTAATCTGTGGAGTTTCATAAATTTCCTTTGTCGCACGATTGCGTACCAAATATTTTTCAATCAACTGCTCAATGGCCGCATACGAATATGTTTCGTCTTTTTCATGATCTAACATGTCATTCATTCGGTTCCAATCATCTTCGCTGTACCATTCTAACAGTTCAGGAGTATATAACCCTACTTCAACATTTTTCTTAACGATTGTATAGAGGTGAGGAACTTCATATGCACCATATACATCTTTACGCAACATACTCAAACGTTGTTTGCCTGCTACATATTGATAGTTAGTGTGTCCAACATCTTGATTATGTTCTACATCGATCAGATCTACAATAGCTCGTAGTGTAATCTCGTCAATTTCTTGTGTGGTGATACCATCGTAGAAATGTGGTTGGCTCTTGATCTCAATCATCGACTGACTGACATCGGCAATACCTTTACACACTTTAGCCACTTGGGCTTGCCATTTTTCAACTGCTAATGGCTCTCTGCTTCCGCTTCTTTTAATTACTGTAATCTTGGTCATTGTCCGTTACTTTGAAATATTTGATAATGTACTTAATTGCTCTAGGTAGTATTTATTATACTACCTTCCACGTCAAAAAACTATTCGGACATAATGGTTTAGGCGCGAAAATAACTGAATACTCAAAGATGTTTTTCCTTATCATGCTGATAAAGTTAATAATATACGCATTTATAATTTAGGTCTACCAAAACGGTAAAATTATAAATTGCCAGTATATGAGTAGGAGAAAGTTCCAGTATCGCCGTTTAGGTTATTGGTATAGAACACACCAATTGATGTTAGAGCCTGACCATTCGCACCAGTGTAGATATTACTGCTAGCATCTAAGAAGTATGCTTTAAAATCTAAAATGAGTGCAGTAGTGCCACTTACATCTGTTCCTGCGAAGTCATAGTCGTCGCTTAATTGAAGTTGTTTACCATCAATGTCGGCGGCAATAGTCATAACTCCACGGCGAGTAAAGTTATTAGCAGTGCTCTTATAAATGTAATCAATTTTAAAAATAATTGATCCAGCTGGTAAGCCTGATGCTGTTGTTGAGCAAGGCAATCTAAATCCTAATGTTGCGGCATTTGTAATATAGCTGATTGTAAAACTTCTAGAACCTTGTAAGGCGTATGTCCCATGTCCGGATACTTCTGGTACATACTGAGTTGTCAAATTACTTGCAGACAAATCATTTGGTCTGTCACTGCGATCATTTTGACTCGTGTTGCCGTATGTGGCAAAATACACTTGTGGATATTGCGCGGCAACGTTGCCTCCACCATTACATCCTACGTTGGTATACTTGCAATCTCTAGTTGAATTACCTGTGCCTAGTTCAATATAGACAGCTTGTCTGCGAATATTATAAAATTTGCTGTTAAATATTTCTGTTTCACGAGGTCCATACTGCTGTCCAACTGAACCGCCGTCGGCTCCTGCTCCTAGACTGATGCCTTGATATCCGTCTGTAAAATAACAATCTTCAAATGAATTGTTTAAGATATCTTGTTTGGCAAACACACCATAGCTGAAACTAGTAAATTTAATATTTCTAAATATGTTATGTTCGCAGGTTACAAGCGAGCTTACTGCCTGCATTAATATACCGCGACTCAATGCATTGAGACTTGCGTTCCAATCACCTTGTAAGTTTAGATTTTCAAATCTACTGTCTTTAACAGCATCTAATTGTAGGCAAGTATTTTTACCAGTTGGTGTATGGATAGTTAAATCTTTAATTAAAATATTACGTGGCTGTGTTGCACCTAGTGTGCTACCTAGTGTACTTGGTGATCCAGGAGTAGAACTGTCGTTGACAAATTGAATAGCCGCTCCTGCCAATGTAACTGTCAGTGTTGTACTAATAGTAGTTACAGTAGCGGCGGCACTGATAGTAATACTAGTGCCAGGTATTACGCTTACAATAGTTGCTCCGGAAGGGATACCAGCACCAGATATCGTGCCGCCAACCATGTTGCTTGTTCCCTGTACTGATTGTATCACAGCACTGTTAAGCGTAACTGTACCAATTACTGATTTCACTGGGTTATAATAGATAATAGTTTTGTCAGCACCAGCGCCTACTAGGCTTGCATAGCTTGGAATATAGATAGTGCTAGATGTATTAAACTGTCCAGCAGGCATTTGCAATATTACACGTTTAGTAGTAGCGCCAACAGTTCCTGCACTAGCAGGTGCAGTTGGATTTAAAAATAACTGATCGATAGCTCGCTGTATTGCCGCTGTGTCATCAGTTGATCCATCACCAGCAGTTCCAAAATCACTAGTATCTATTTGTTTGTCTAGTACTTGTTGGATAGTTTGAACAACAGGTGCGTTTGCACTAGGTCCAGTTTGTATAGTTGCATCAGTTGCCTTGTAAACATACTGAATAATATTGTAGATATTACCGTTGACAGCAAGGTCATTCTGAGTAATAATTTTAGTATTGCCTACAGCCGGAGCGCCTTCTGAAACTGCGCCATTACCAATAAACAATTCTTGCGTGTCAGTAGTCCAAGCTAGTTCTCCGCTGGCCAACTGCGGTAGGCCTGTGCCACTATTAAGTTTACCACGACGTATCTGGATTCTTGAGATTTGTACAACGGCCATGAAAATATCCTCTTATTGGATATTTATCAGTTTTGTGCGTAGTATTGTTCCACCCTATCCCACCATTTAGCTTCCCAGTAGCTAAAATCCTCGGGTTTCAGTATAAATTCTTGGTAACTAGGTTCACCCCAGACTAAAGGGCTGATTTCAGGCGGTTTAACGCACATAAACACAACACCTTTGCGAATGTTTGTTTTATGTACTTCATTGTGTGCAAGAGCGTAGGCTACCATTTGTAAGTAGTAGTCTTCAATCCATTCTTCTTTCTTAGGCTTGTTAGTCTGCTTATGATCCATAATTGCCGGATCAGCAGAATGAACTCCTACACAGTCTGTGGTGCCTGCATACAATCCTGGATAGTATAAGGGCACTTCCACACCCCATACTTCGTCAACATTTTTGAGTCCGTTTTCAATAATACATTTGGCCATCTTGTGGCTTTGTACTGAGTAAGGATTAGTTCCCGGCTCGTTGATAATGCTAGTTGTGATATAGTCTTCTAGGAACTTGTGCATACGTGTTCCACGGCTGGCGGCCTCAGTAACAATTTCTTGTGCCTTGGCTTCGCCAACACGTTTTTTCCAAGCCATCAAGGCTTCAACTTTTTCTCGAGGTTTAGTCTTGTCTAAGATTGTGGTTACGCTAGGAACTTTGGAACCATCTGGTGTTGCGTATAAACGCTTGCCCTCTACACTTTCCCTACTAATGGGTGTGTAGTTATATCGTTCTATTAATAGTGTCATTAGGTAAGTTTACACTAACTTAATGAAAAATACTAGTTATTTGAACGCTTTGTCTGTAGCACGTTTAGCCATTTGGCCCATTGCATCAGGACCTTTATGACCGTGTGCTGGCACTTCTTTAGCTTTGGTCTTAACAACTAGGCCATGTCCATCAAAACGATCAACTAGTTGTTTAAGCATAGGTTCTTTGTCCCAACGTGCGGCAAATTCATCGTATCCTATTTCAGGATTACCTTGACTGCTTAGGGCTTGATTGATTGCTCTCCAGGTCATTGGAGATTGGATATGCTGTCGATTGGCAGCACTTTGTAAATCCCTTAGTAACATTACCAAGGGATCTACCATTTCACTAATTACTTTTTTTTTGAGTTTAACAAAATGCCTAGTCGACGACTGTAGTCTACTGACTCACGTTTTTCTCTACCAGCTTCTGCTTCTGGAGCAGGTAGTTCTGGAGCAGGTTCTGCACCCATGTCAGGTGCGCCACCCATGTCTGGTGCGCCACCCATGTCTGGAGATCCAGCATCTGGGGTTGGTTCTGCACCCATCGTGTCAGCTTCGCCGCCTGATACAATTGATAGGCCTGAGGTAATGCCTGAACGTGCTTGTTCAATTGCTGAATAGATTTGATCTAATGCAGGCTTTACTGCTTGTTCATATTTTTGTGCGACATCACTGCCAAAGTTTTCTCTTATAGAGTCCATTAATTCTAGCAAGTGCTCTGATTTCATTGCGGCAACATCTTCTAGCCAACCAGTAATTTGGTCAACCATATCTTTTGTAGCCATAATAACTTCTGCTTTCTCGGATTCACCTTCTGCTAGATATAGAATATAGTTTGCTGTATTTTCGTTTAAATCGTAACGTGTTGTTAGTTCTGCTATTAGTTCTGATTGATCACTTTCGCCTAAGCTCATACGATTAATTGCTGAATCAATCCAGCTTTCTGGAACTGAATGATCCATTGCCTTTTTACGGATAGTTGCAAAATAAATTTGTTTGCCTTTGTTTTCACCGTATTGTTTCTTCATAGATTTTTTCATATCTGATTTATCAAACTTAGCCTTTAAATTCTTTTCTTTAGACTTGTCTGCAGGGGTCATTTCACGCTCAAGGATTTCTTGATTAACACAGTCTAACATAAGACGTGTTTTTTGGTAAGCTGGACTTTCGTTCACGCTGTCAAAGCTCTCACTGACTTCAAACTGACTGATTTTTGTACGCAGTTTGTTACGTGCATCTTCTAATTGCACATCGGTAAATTGTTCTAAATTTAGCTTGTAGCCAAATTTCTTACTCAAGCTCTCGTTAAGTGACTGAGCTGTGATTGGTTTTGAAAGATCTCTAATTTGCATGGTTATGTCCCTAAGCTTCTATAAACTATTTATACAAAACACCATCGAAACATCTTGGAAATTTCTTCCTTGTAGTGTGATGATAGGAAAGTGCTGTGTTCGTATCTATTTAAAAGTATCTGATAACGATTAAAATCTTTAGCAGATTTCATATTTTTACCGTAGATTAAACTATCAGTGTAATTTGCCCAATACCGATTGTCTAAGTGTTTGACTGAAAAGTACTTTTCTAGCTTAACTTCGTTATAGTACTTTGCACCCATAAGAGCACTAGTTTTTAAATAGAACTCTTCAATTAAATTCTTAGTGGCAAGATTGAATAGTCCCCAGTTGCCGTTGGCAACTTCTTTGATGTAGTAGTCTTTATAAACTACACTACCATCAGGCTGTATGCTGATGGGCAAAGTCTTTTTTAGATCTTGCTCAAAGGCAGTAACTAGTTCTTGTATAACCTTGGCTTTAGGTTTAAGGCCAGTTTGCTGATTAGATTTTGTTTTATGTGAATGTTTTTTCATTTGCAACTACTTTAGGATCTTCGTGCCCTACTTTAGTTACCAAACTTTTACGGATCATGGCCTGGATTATGAACTGTTCGTGTTCTTCTAGAGCAGATATCTTTACAGGACGCTGTAGTTTTTCTAATAGAGCTTCTTCTTCTCTAGTAGTCCAGATACCAAACTCACCTAACAGTTCGTTGATTTTCATTTTAACGTAGGCCTGCGATCATACGCATCTTTTCTAACATTTGACGATCAGCTTCTGACATTGTTGCAGGGGTTCCCTTTAACTGCTGATTCATCTTACGGTCTTTAATGTTTTGTTGCATCATGCCTTTGTTCTTTTCAAATTCAGCATGTGCATCTGCAACTGCCTGCTCTATTTTTGGAAGACTAGCCTGCATGTCTTTAATACTCTGTAATACACTGGCCTGATCTGCTGGACTAACTTGTGACCATTCGGGACTCTTAGTAAGCTGTGTAAATGAATCAATCATTTGCTTGACAAAATTAAGCATTGCAGGCATGATTTCATTGTCAGCTACATTTATCATGTTGTAAAGTGTTTGATCAACGTCAACCGTACCATCAGGCTCTGCCGCTACTAGTTTATCAATTTGTGCATTTATTTCTGGATCTTTACTACCTAAATCTTTGCTGATAGCATCTTTGAATCCTTTGGCACTATCAAATGAATAGCCCGGACCATCTGTATCTGTAGGAGCCGATGTTGGAGCTGGTTGTGCAGTCAGTTGCCCAATAGTTTGTTGAGCTTGCTGATTAGGATCTGCCGCTTCTTCTTCATATTCATACGTACCCTTGACATGCGGGTGTACAGAAATATCGCGGATAAATTGATCAGTTCCATCTCCGCCTACATCGTGATCTCCCTGAGCAACTAGATCGTGACTCCATTCTTCTTCGCCCTGCTCTTCGCTAGTTTGCTCGCCTGAAGTAGACACTTTCATGCCAGGTTTTAATTGGTTAGGATCAGTAGGTTTGATAGTAATTGTATTAGGCTGTGCTCCTGGAATTAGATCCTTTGTAGCGATTTCTTGATCTTGTCCACCCATATTGACTACAGCCTTGTCTCCGCTAATAGATTTTAGGGTGTCATCTTCACCTAATAGGTCTTTAATCTTCATTGTGTTCTCCAAGGCTTAATTCAGCACTTTCTAGTTTAGTTATGTATTTACGCAATTTGTCTATCTGCCCCCTAGCTCTGAGCAACTTAAATGCTAAGTTTTCTACACTGTCTTCGCCACTGCGCTCTAGTCCCGCTTTACGCAATCTACGTATTTCTTCCATAGTCGCTCTGCAACGTTCTAGATCTTCGCTTCGTATAGCTTGGTTGATTAGGCCGGAAAAGTTACGTGCCTTGCTTTTAATTTCTGTTGGGTGTGTTTTTGGGCGATCAGGGTTGGGCTTGCTTAGCCACTTGTTATCTAATACTGAATAGATTCCAGCTGAATGATGTGGTTGTTTGCTGTCCTGTACATACAGTTCAACAGGGATATCGTTAAGAGTGATATCGTAGGTAAAATTATATTGATTCTTTTTGGCCTGGTAGAGCTCTTCGCGATCGCCTACATGCTCTACCACTAGATGTAGATCTATATCTGAATATTTGCTGTATCCGTAACTGGCATTGCTACCACTAATAGTAATGTCTTTGAGATTCAGCTGATCTACATTTAAAAACTCAGCAAAATGTTTGGCTATTTGTAGTAGTTTGTAGCGTACATCTCGACGCAGTGATTCACCGTCCCAAAGCGAGGGATTCAGTGTATCATTGTGATGTAGGGGTTCGACGGATAGTTCTTGAACTTGCATTCTGTATTTAACAGAATTAGAGTCCTAGGAACTTTAATATGCTAGGAAAATTAACTGCGTTGATCCAGCCAGTGCCTGCGGCAAATGCTAGACCTACCATAGCATACATAGTCCACTTGCTTTTGATTTTTTCTAACTCACTAATTTTGACAGCTAACTCATCATGCTGTGCTGTCTGTAGTTCATTTAGATGATTAGCATGTTCATAGTATTTGGTAGCATTAGTACGATATTCTCCAGTCATTATATCTAACTGTGCCAGTACACGATCACGTGTTTGATCTAAACAGTCGTGCATTTCTTTGACATCATCTTTGAGGTCAATTAATTTTTCGTTGATGTTTTCAACTTTGGTTTCTAGTACGCTTACACGCTCTGGTAATGTAGCTAGTTGTGCAACTGCTTCTTTAGTGGCCATTTAGGCTCTCCAATGTTATAAGTCAAGTGCTCGCTCCGAGCCATGTGCCTAATGTATGATTGAATGCCTAAGTGTATAAAATTTGCCTACAGTTTTATTTATTGGAAATTGCTAATAATTATAGCACAACATTATTTTTTAAAGAAGCTGATGTTGTTGCCAGGTATTTCAGTAGTAAACACTGCATACTGTTGTTCCATAGCTTCGTTAAGTCCGCTGATGTAGGGGACCAACATGAAATCTTCTTTGAGAAATCCCACAGGGTCACCATTCTTAGCAAACAAATGATCTTGTTCTGTGTAAAAATCAAAACGCCATACACGTATGATATCATCAGTGTCAAACCCAACTAGGCGGCCTGCCACTTCAACTACTTCTGGACTAAAGGAGTAACTGATGTTACCTCGTATACCTAGTGTTTGCAGTACAGTATTGAAGTTTTGTTCCTGCCAATGCTCAATAGAGCCATTTGGTCTATGTTGCCCAGTGTGCGTGATATCAACAAGTGTATAAAGTTTGTATTCCATGCGTATATTTAAGCCAACAAAAAAGGACTCCGAAGAGTCCTGATTTGCTTCCCATCCCGAACAGGAATAAACTTAACGTTAATTAAGCGATTGTAACGCCGTTACCAGCACCAACTGTTAACAATGTAACTGTTGCTGTAGCACCAGTACGTGATGTTACGTTTGCTTTAATAGCGGCAACTAAAGCTGTTTGAATAGCTGTGTAGCTTGGTGAGCTTGAAGCAACGCTTGTACCGTCAGCTAATGTATCGCCAGAAACAGCAACTAAGAAACCGACTGAACCGCCAGGACCAACTAAGTAGATTTCACCGATAGTTTGTAGTGTACGAACTGCGGCTGAGAAATCAGTAAAACCAGTTGTTGAATAAACTGTAGTTGCGCTGAAGTCAATCGCTGTTGTACCGTCTGAAGTAGCTGTTACTTTCAAGAAACGTAGGTTACGTGTACCAAAGTTGCTGAAGTTATTGTCTGTACCGTATGTTTGTTGTGCAGTCATCTTACCATAGTTGGCAGCGACTGTTGTTCCTAATAATGATGGCATAATTTTTCTCCTCGATATGCGTTATCATAAGCCCACCCTCTGCAGGCCTGTGTATAATTATTTAGTGTTTTGGCTTAAAATTGGGCTCAAACGCCTAATTTTTGCGAGATAGCCTTGAACCAGTCTAGATCGTTAACTGGTGTTAATTTACGGCTTTCGTGTAGCTCTTTCCAGTTGGCATCTTCGCGGGCTTTAGCTAGAAGCGCATCTGCTTGATCTTTAGGTAGTCCTTTGAGTATAGCTTCTACACTGCCTAGATTTTTATGATTGGCATGCGGCCCTATGATGGTCTTAGCGATATAATCTAAGTCATCACTGACAAAATCGCCCTTTTTACCTTCTGGACTACGGGCAAATAAGCCTTGCCAAGCTGACCACATGTAGCCTTTTTGTTTGGCCAGTATGGCCAGCATCAGCTGTTTGTTGACGCCTTTGTATGGACTGCCGTGCGGAATATCATGTGTATGAAACTTGCTGACCTTGTCTGCTTTGGGAGTGACCATTATGTCCACTTGATGAGCATGATGCCCTAGCGGAACACGAACATGCACGTTAATACCGCTTTGGGCTGTTTGGAATCCTTTGCTGGACATGTAGTCGTTAAGTGCTTTACGTGCAGTTTTAGCATCTTTAACTTTAAAATACTCTAGTACTGCGGCTTCATCAACAATGACATCCATATCTCCGCTAGTACGTCCAGGAGTAGGAGTAGCCGCAGACCCAACTGGTATGGCATGAATACCTGTACCAGCGAGTGCATGATTGATTTTATTTAAAATATGATGAACGTCTTTGTGATCAAATGCTTCTGCATCACTAAAAACATTACCACCTTCATTGAGTATCATTTTCTCGGCCTTCTTGTATGCGTTTGATCCCACGCTTAAACTTGGTAGGATCGGCACCCTTGATGCTGTTAATAAAACGGCGCTCTAATTCAGCGGCTGTTTCCAAATCATAGTTTTCGCGTATTAATTTAAGCAAATTAATGGCACTTTCTATAATGTTACTGCCGCGACTTTCGATGACCAAATCGGCATTACGATTAACACCTAGGTCGCTAAGTTCCTGTAATATACTACGAGTTGTTTTGCGCATTTTTATTGTTATGTCTCTAGTGTATTTATTGATATTGTACACGAACTAATTGGCAAAATCAACCTAGAGAATTAATCTAGTTGTAACACTTAGAACACTAAATACTCAGTAGAAACACTGATAACGTTTCTACTGATATTACACATACACTTAAAAGGAACACAAAATGTTAAAAACCATATCAACCTGGGTCAAAAACCTAGAAAATTCATTCAGTAAACCACAAACTTACGGTAGTGGATTAGAGTACTATATCGTATCGAACAAGCCACAAAATGCCGCAGATGTTGATCGTCTAACCAAAGAATACGAAACTAATAGAAATACATTCTATTGGGCGAGGGGGCTTTAAAATGCGACAATTTATTAAAGACTTCTACGAAATCATTAAGGCAGTACAGCAAGCTCGCGCTGAAGCCATACTCAAAGGTCAACACTGGATTTAATCAATGCGTACTACAGTTCGTCGTGTACTTCCATATGAGTATGCCAAATATCGTACGCACCTTAAATCTCTTGACGCAGAATCTAAGGTATTACGGTTTGGCTATACAGTTAGCGACCACATCCTGGACACACTTTGCGATCGGTTCGAAGCTAATCCTAGCAAGCATATCTTATTCGCTATAGAGAACGAACGTCTAGAACTTGTTGCTGTAGGGCATATTGCGCTAGAAGGCAAAATGGAATTGGCCTTTAGTGTGCTCAAAGATTATCAGGGGCAGGGCATGGGCAATCGACTTATGAAGCGTTGCATACAATGGTGCCGTACTCGTAACATACGCAAGGGCTGTATGGTCTGTTTAAGTACTAATAATACCATCAAACACTTGTGTTCTAAGTATGGTATTACTATGGAAAATGAACTGGGCGAGACACTTGCCACTATAGAACTGCCTCGTGCAGATACCTATACCTATATAGAGGAAGCGACCAGCAGTAATCTAGCAGTTGTAGATTTCTTGAGCAAACGCATAGCCAGACCGCTTTACATCTAGAGTTTTTTTGTTTATAATAAATACTTGGCAGCAGAAATGTTGTCACACACAAACATACACAAGGAGAAAAATATGTTTAATCAAGCAATTGACACCGTGCAAAGCGGTAAAAAAGTAATCGTTAACACATTTGTTAAAGATGAAGTAGTTCAAAAAGAACTAATCAAATTAATCGAAGCACAGACTAAGTTTTACCAAGGCTGGGTTGACACAACACTTACACTTGCACAAACGCTAGTTGCCAGTGCTAAAGACTCAGTTTACAAAGGAGCAAAATAATGAGCGATTTTACTCCAAAGCTACCAGAAGTTAAATTCAACAAGAACGGTTATGAGATCCGTACAGACGTGTTGGCCATGGCTAAAGATGCTGTACTAGAAGAATATCATATGAAGTTCAAGGGTTGGGAAATGTCAGTTGCTCGTGATGAGAAAACTGGACAAGTTGTTAGCAAAGTAGACATGCCAGAGTTTCCAGGAATGGAAAAGATTATGGAAGCGGCTGAAAAGTTCTATGGTTTCGTAAATAGCGGCACCAAGAAGTAAGCATAGCTTGTTCGCCAGAATAGCGTAACATTCACTAGGCCCTTAGGGGCCTTTTTTATTATCTACTTTCAATCCACTGCATACTGGCTTGACCGTATTGTGTACCTGATGATAATTGTGCGATAGCGATAGTATAAGTTTCACTAACAG